GGTTGCAGTCGAAACTGCCAAAACCATAATAAAGTCAAAATAAATACAAAATATTCTTCATTATAGTACAACACTAAATTTGTGCACAACGCTGCACTAACGGTAATAACTAACTAACTAACTAACTAAACTAACTACTAGACTACAAATCTAACTACTAGGATACAAACTAACTACTATATTACAAAATCCCCGAACACTCAGTACGGAGGGACGACTATTAAACGCGGTCGCCCAGCGCTTGTCACTTACGTGAACCAAGCTGGAGCTGATGAGGCAGGCTCAGCATCAAGAAACACCACTTGCGGAAGGATACGAAAACATGTGGCTCTGATGTCGGGACCAAAACTATAGTACACCATTGCATCCACGGAACCGCCCATACCTCGACAAGTTAGGACGGTATTATCCGCGGCGACCACAACAGAGGTACCATAGTACCCACTCCGATACTTAACATCTCCATAATAAGGCACGGTAAACTCCGCGCCCATATTCGGTCCAACAAAAGTGAGCGGGGCAGTAATGCCAATCGCAGTAGCATTCTCAGTCTGCATAGCCGTCGACAAGGCATGACTCGCATTTGCTGCCGCCCACGATCCTTCACGGGGAAACAGCTTAAACCTCTCACTACAAGCAAAGCCCAAATAACAACAACCATAATGGTTCTGCCAGGTCCAAGGAACCGGGACAGCACCAATTAGGTTAGTTGCAGGAGGACCAAGCAAACGAGGAATCAGTTCACCCTGAGTTTGCCCAAACGAAAACATCCCTAGCAGATTGGGCTTCTGCAACAGGGCTCTTACCGACAAAATGTCCTCTCCCCACAGCACTTCACTGCTAGGGTACGGACCGGAACTCGGAACCAACGGAACCACAACTGGAACAACTGTAAGGCTATCACCAAGAGCCCCATCAGAGTCCGCCTGAAGTTGCGTATGCGTGCGAAGAGGAAACACAGAGGGGGTAGCTTTGGGCACCAAAATGGTATCCCTGGGCATCCCGAACTGCATATTCTTCCCTGCACGAGCAAACACATAAATTGACGTACTAGCTGCCTCGGTCTGTGCCACCAGCGGGTTAACTACCTTAATGGACAACGCTCCATTAGCAGACCCAATTGGTATAATTCCAACACCATCGAGACGCAGGATCAGATTATTCAAAGCAGGACGCTCTCGCGAGAATCCCACGGTGAAAATATGGTCCTGCGGCTCCGACACGTCATAAATATGGTTCAGGCTTGAGTTAGTGACTTCAGCAGTGGGACTCGAACCATCAGGGACCCAAAGCACCTGCAAAGCTCCACGATGTAGTTTACTAACTGGGGTAATAATCAAAAACTCCATATCTCCTCGCCAAAAGGCAAACGGCAGTCCAAAATAACCCACGGGAGTAAAGCTAAATGTGGAAAATCCCAAGCCAAATGTCGCATTACACGCCAAAGGGCAAATCGGGATTGTCGCCAACACATCACCTGATCCTCCTGTAGTCCACTCATAGCTACCAATGTATCCCCACCTTTGGGTGAAAGCACTGGCAGCTAAGCAATCTTCACTTGCGAATCCGCCTATCGTCGGGTCAATCGAAACTGAATTAGCAATAGACAGCGCTGCAACATCACTAGCATCGCCTCCATCGAAATGGGCAACATTTGTTACTGACCGCTGAGTAATTGCCATAGGTGTCGTTTCATCAGTTGTTCGAGTAAACCCGAACAAACTCAAGACCGACGCACCTACCTTAGCAACTCCTGAAGCGGCCTCAGCAAAGGGACCTATAACGGGAACGGACGACAACTTTCCCATAGCATCAGACAATCCTCCCATAATTTTTGACCCTTGACCTCCTTTAATCGAATCGTGCAATCGACGAGCATGATCTTTCAAAGTCTGGTTTTGCTTCACTTGAAAGTGAGGCACAACCAACTTATAGTCAGGCATCAAACTAGCATAAACCTTAACACTAGTATCAGAAATACCATCTGCAACTGACGTACGACATGGCACCAAACATGCGATCGACATAATCCACGGAACAATATTGTCTCGCAAATCCGTAATCTTAGCCACATCTGACTCATAAATCCACGGCAATTGGAAAACAGCGCTAGTAGAGGTCGCAATGTCAATCTGAACAAAATGATCTACCGTCATACAATTAAAGAACTGCACGCCATCCATAACAGGAACCCCACCAGAGGGTTCTGCTCCGCTAGGATACGCGCTAACCACATATCTGCCATACGCCGCACCCGGTGCGGTAACAAGATAGATTAGTTGCAAAGTTCCTCGCATATACGTATAATTACTCAACTTATCCGCAATAACTGCATTGCTCAAAAACAGATTCCACGGATCAAAATTATATGTATTCAACACTGCAGATTGAGTATCAGTCGACGACAACGTAAACGATGTAATCAACGTACTCCTCGTCAGAAAACTATCCAACGAGTTCTCAGTGAACTTCTGCAAGAACTTCGGTTCTTCTTCACTATACGACGCCACCTGCGTCGAATTAGCGGAAAATCCACCCACATCATGGGTGATCTTAAGCGAGTCCACTTGGGACGGAACAGGCACAGATTCTGTGCTTTTAACTAAACTGATATCAGACATTTCAAAACAATATACTAAACTAAAGACATGCCATTTTGATCTTCCCACTGCACATGCGGCACAGCGGGACGCGTACTCCAAGGCTGAAATACGCCCTCTCTAATTTGCTTAAACCAATAATCATATGGTTTCGAAACAAAATACGGATTATTCTCTAACCCGTGTACTGTGGCGAGGTGACAACACAGTACATAATGTTTATCATAGAAATCTTTACCATGATACACACTTTCTTTCAAGAACTCTGTCAAAACAACGGCTCCATGATCCATATCACTCAGTGATGAGTCTTTCTTAATCAACAACATACGCGCCAGCGTCTTTTTGTCAATCGGTGGCAAATACATTTCTGCTTCGTCACTCCACGTATACGTACGCTTCAGAAAACTCAATTGATCAATGGAGCACGGGGAAACTTTCTTCGCATCTTTATTAGTCGGATCCGTCATGATCAATCCCAATTCATTCTTCCATATATCAAGATAATCATCTGTCGGATCCAATCGAAACGCTTTCGCATTGTCATCTCCATAATGAGCCAATGCGACATTCTTTCTAAATGTCAAAAACTTCGAAATTTCCTCCGGAACAATAGGACTTTCTCTAACACCTTCGAACCACTTTCGTACCAAAGTCATGTCACCTTTAAATCCATGCATTCTATAATACACATATCTCTCACTTAGCGAGATATTAAAACCATTTAACTCCACGGTCCAATCATTACCTGACGGGTTCTGCGGAAGTCTCATTAGATCATTCTTAACACTATAAGTTGCATGCTTTAGGCCCAGCCCCAAACGCTCATTGCGTTCTGGGTCCAATCCTATTACACGCGAAATAACATATATTACCAAGCAAACATAAACAAAGATCTGGTCATTCCACGACTTATCCATTGCTTTAATATCTCCCATATACAACCTCTTCAAGGTTGGATCTACAGAAGCAAGATACTGAACAAGCTTATTACACTCTCCAGAAGTCATATTAATACCAACAAAACTTTCAAAGAATTCCCAATGGGCTCGCACAAACTGTTTCCAGGGCGCTCCATATTTCTTCATAACTATATTATACGCGGCTGGCATACAAGCAAACACTCTTGGCATCTTACCTGGCTTAACCGCCTCATCCTTAAGCGTCATCAACACCATAGGAGAAGGAACGCCATCGACTAACACGGTTTCAATCGCATCAATGATTGAAGCCATATCAGGACTCAAGTAACTTGACTCTAAATCAACAAACATATGATGACGCTTCCCTTGATTAAACGGAGGACCTGCTGACGTCTTCAGATTGATCCTATGAATAATCGAACCCGGAACTCCAGCTAGAGCTTCGTGTTCAGATAACGTCCTATAACCAGTGTTATCCAACAAGTGGATACCACTCAAGTAATCACACATTGCTAACTTCATCAAATCATCGTCAAATGACGCAAGGTTTTGTGTTTTAAACATATTAGTAAACGGAGACGTCCATATACCCTCGATCATCAGACCTCGGAATATAGGAAATCTCCAATACTCATCTTCACCACAAAACTCCTTTTCAAGAGCTCTCAACTCATCATAAAAGATACTTCGTCTCAACTTTGTCTTCATAGTCGACCCACTCAACGGCGGGTACAACTGTCCCAGACAATGGAACTCGGCTTTTTGATTACTCTGCGCCGCCCAGAGTTCAGAATTCATGCTAAAGCGACCTAAAACCACATCCGTCGGAACTTTTGAAACCGTGGACATAATCGTTGTCACTCCTTGCAACGTCTGACCTATGCTCACTACTAATCGCGACAACTCGTCACGACTTAATAGTGCAGCACGACTATACGTCACAGTATGCGTAGCATAAGTCACTTCATCCAAGGCAAAGTGCATTCCTACAATCTTCCAAGCATCATTAAACCTAGCAACATACAACGCACCACAATCACCATCAACAGTTACACTGTCGGTTGTTAACTCCTTAAACGCATGCTTACGAATAATTTGATTCTTCGATGGAGTATACTTCAAACCATCAGCGTAAATCTCCACAGCATCAAATTGATGAATCAAATCATCAACTGTCTGCGGCAACTTTCCCGCTATACCACTCGTTCCAAGCAACCCAGGAACCCACACAACTGCGAGCTCTGTATGCGACGGAACTACCACGGTATTTGAATCAGACGGAACCATAACCAACTCTCGACCATTTTGAGTCACCTTTAACGGCGACCCCTTAACGATCACATGAGTTGGAACGAGAATCGTCGAATGCGACAAACAAAATGCATGCATTTTGCCAACTGGTGAGTTGACAAAAACATAACAACTTTTAATCGTCGTTAACAAATCATCCTTCGTAAACGTAGACGTTCCAAACCCAATTGGTATACCGGGTTTGAACGTCTGCTCCGTTCGAAACCAGTCTTTCGGGACTAATCCGTCAACCTGGTTGTTCTGTCGAGCCTGTAAAAACTCAACTACAACCGGCGAAAATTGACGAAAATACGCATACACACCTAACAAACCAATGAAAGGCTGCAGCCCAAGAAGCACTTTATACTGAAATTCTGACACACCGTGTTCCAAAGAAACTTGCTTACCAAACTGGTACCAATTCTTTACACGATCTGTAAACGACACCTTTGGAACATCAAGCTTATTCTTGGATTCTAATTCTTCAATTAAGTCCATATCAGACACTTCAACTACTGAACTTTCAACATCTTCAAGAGACCAGTCAGCATACTGGGCACTCAAATACATCCACTGCATATTAAGTCGTTCAATTGGACGATTAGGGAAGCAGAACTTAATTGCTCTAACCCTATTCTCCAACTTTAACTTCCAATAGTCTTCCTTCGAAAATTTCCGACTACACTGCAAAACCTGCCGTATACTCGAAGCATCTTCCGAACAAGGACACACAGTTCCTGGAGCCACAGGCAAGAAACAACTCAAACATTCTCCTCCAACTGACGCTCTCGTACGTATCATTGAAATCTGATCAGCCACATGTGACCGAAAATCACACTGCAACAACTTAACAAACTGCGGAAAACTCATTACCACAGGTGGATTCAGAAACTCACTCTTGCTATTTGTTTGTTTATACGTCGACACCTCGAGTATAAACATATCAGTCGTATTACTATCCTTAGCCTTCTGAACATCCAACATCCCGAACGAATTATCATTCGTTATAGGAACGCTAGAAAATTCAGGCTTGACCTTAACAGTAACATGATACTTAATACGTCTATAAAACGCATGCGGCACATGCGACTTAGTAGCAGCCCGCGCATCCTTGAAATTACTCAAATAACCAAGAAGCAAGGGCGACGCACGCACCTTACCTTTAAAGTCAACACTCGCTTGTTCGACGGAGTAAGGCTTGTTATTAACAAGCCCAACCACGTCGTCAAAGTAAGTCTTCACTCCGCTAGCAGGGGGAGCAACTCCATGATCAACATCATCCATAGTTACAGCCCATTGTACATGAGTTAAACCATCCTGAAAGTTCACAGCCTGCTGCCACTCATACACACCTGTAGAGTCAACCGGAAGATTATTAGCCAAACCTAAGGCTTTAATAATCGATCTCATCATAACCGTCTTACCAGTACCTGGCGGACTGTACAACATCACCATATATGTTGCAACCTTCTCATCCAATCCTACTGCAGACAACCTAACAGTCTCATAAAATTGCAACAAAACATTTCTACTAGATGTCAG